AAGCATCTCTTTTGGGTTTTTTTTTCTTAGCCACTAACAATCCCAGTCTTTTCTAGCCCAATAATTAGCACTACATCTATCTGTAGTACCACCCATTCCACCACTTCTAGCGCAATAAGATTTCTTTCTTGCTTTGCTATCTTTGTGCATACCAAGCTTAGCATCACCAAAGGTTATGCGTTTGACTCTAGAGCTTTCACTACTACAGCCTACAACAAAGACTTCTTTGCGTTTCTTACCATAACCAGGACTACCTTGTGAGATAGCCCTTGGTCGGTTAAGAGTTACTGTTTTGCCTTTGTATTCAGCCATTCATCTTAGCTGTATTCTTTAATTAAAGTTAAGACTATAACGTAAGAATCTCCAGCAGAATGGCCTGTAGTAGTAAGCTTTATATCTCCTGTTTTACCAGAAGCCGCAGCAGTATTTTGTACACCGCCAAAGCCTGTAAAGTCTTCATCTGTCGTATAGTCTGAATTAAGATCCCAGCAAATAGTATTGGTAGTCGCATGCCATAAAAGTTTGACACTCATGCCAAAAGTTGAATAAACAATCTTTCCAAGCTTTACGCCCGTACAAGTTTGACCGTTAGCGCTATTAGTAGCTAAAGCACTAACGTCTATTTTTGTGACTGCACTTTCACCAGTACCATCAGATGTGTTAGTTAGCTGTACTACAGCTAACCTATCACCATCTTGTATGGTTGTTGTTGTGACTGCATCTGCCATTATCTACTCCTATCTTTCGCAGATTACGTTTATGTAATCAATTGTCATAGTTTTAGCTGCTGCTGCACCATTTTGAATACCAAAAGATACGGTTAACTCTTCATCATCTGGCAAGTTAGTGTTAACTACACCTACTGGAGTAGCAGAACCTACAAAGTATGAAATTTGTGAAGTATTAGGATCTATAAAGAAACCAACATTGACAAATGTATCATCAGCTAAAGTAGTTACTGCTGCTGTAGTAGTGTCAGTACCGTCTTTTTCTATATGAAAATCTAGGTTTGTATCCCCATCATCTTTCATAAAATAAACACCATCTGAAACAGCAAGAGGTGTTGTATCGGTTATTTGTAGACCCATAACAACATCAGATTCCGTTGCATCACTTACTTTAAACCTAGCTTCAAAGAAAGCTCTTTTGCTGCTGCTTAAAGAAAATGACTCACCTTTTAATTGTAAAAAGTCTAAATCATTATCACCTGCTGCATTGGTAAGCAAAAGCTGACCACCGGCTCCAGATGTTAAGGCTTCTGTAGCTGAACCTGTACCTGCTTCAGTTGTAGTAATTGTAAAGTCACCTGAGTTATATGTCATAAAATCATTTGAATATTGATAGAACAACGAACTAGACGGATTTACTTGGAACATAGGAAGATCCTTCTTATGTTTAGTTGACGCACTATTACCTGCGTTTAGTATTAAGTTTTGGAAATGTGGATTAGCCATTTTGAACTCCTTATATTTGTATTAATGGAAACCGTAAACGGCCCTCATCAAGCTAATTAATTTTAAACCAATTTTAGTTTACACCTGAAATATAAATGTCGCAAGAAAAAGGGAGCCAAAGCTCCCTTTCTTAATTGTAGTTGAGTAATAAACGCTACAATCAATCGTTCATTTAAGCTCCTTGAGAACCGTAAACGGCTCTGAAGTTTGAATATCCGAATGAATATCTCTCTCTAGCTTTGTATCTCATGTTTCCAGTATCGAAATCACCTTCTAATGCAGTTTGCATAGGAGATCTTTCAAAATACTTAAATCCATCAGGACAGTCTGTTTTCAAGAAGAAAGCATCTGTATCTGTTAGATAATGATTTACAACATAGCCATCAGGAATCATTCCCTGATTTCTAATAGAGTTAATGTCATTGTCAGATGTTCCTACTCTCCCTGGGGTTTGTAAGAGTCTGTCAGCAACAAACTGCAACTGAGGTGGAACAATTAATTTCATTCCTCTTAGTGCAATATTAAGACCTCTATCATCAGTAAATGTAGAGATATTAATTAATGCATCTTCAAGAGAAGTTTCATTAAGATCTGCCATAGTTGTAGCTCTATTTGCTAGTGAGCCACCGCCGCCTAACGGGTGATCTGTAGCGATTAATACTTTGCCATCACCGCCAGTTGTAGAGAACGCATTGTTCAATACAGACGCAGCTTTGATTTGCTTAGTATTAGCCATAGATCTCGCTAGTGCTTTAGTGTATCTAGCACCAAGACGATCATACAAATTATCTTCAACAGCTTCTTCTGTTAGTGCGAATGCTAAAGCAACCGTCTCGTGGGTATAACGAGAAGTATAACCTTCGTTAGCATTGTCAAATCTGACTCCGCTACCTTCTGATTTTACTTCAGCATTACCGAACCCAACGATTAAAGTTTCTTCTTCAAACGCTCTATCAGAACTCTCTGTATCATATATCTCTGCATGTTCTGCTTCGTACCGCGCATATTCCATACCGAACAAGGCGTTTAAGCCTGGCTCTAGTTCTTTCGCTAATTGCGACCTATTTATTGCCATGATTAAACTCCTGTAGGATCGACATAGAAATGCTCATTAAACTTCACAATAACATTCACATTAGCTGAACCTGTTGTGCTGTTGTCTGGATCAGAGGAAAAGCCCATGATTCTGAAAGTCGCAGTTGTTGCGGCTGTTGTTCCAGATAATTCTACTGCTGACATACCAGTTTTGGTAGATCCTGCGGTGTAAGAAATATCTGCATTTAAGCCCACATCAGTTTGCGCTGGAGAACCGGCACTCTGAATTTCAAATACAGCATTAGGGTCATCTTCTACGAACGCTACAATATCAGCCGATACGGTTCCATTAGGAAAATGTGAACTAAAAATAGTATCACCTGAAGAGTTTGTAAAAGAACAACCTCTAAAAATTCCAATAGATTCATCACCAGCAGCAGAAACTAAGATAGTACCTGCACTAGTCATTTTTACCAAATCGCCTGAAAAAATATTCCCTGAAGCGCCTGAAGCAATTTTATATTCTGTCATTCCGCCGTTGGCGACTCCAGAACCTAATTTTCCTACAAGTCTTGCTCCAAATGGGGCATCTTTGTTAGCCATAATAAGTTACCTATATTATTTAAAATTAAAAAAAATGATGATCAACTACGTTGACCACCGCCAAAAGTTACTTTGCTTGACCTCTCCGGGTTCAAGATTGGAGAGTTTGGATCTGATTCCCTTAAAAGATCATTGTCTACAGCATCTTGCTGTGTAAGCGCACGACCTTCAAAGTAGGAGTTTCTTTCTTCGCGCGTTTCATTAGGAATCTTAGCCAGCAGCAAACCGCCAACTGATACTACTCCTGCATGTTTACCGTCATCTAAAGTAGGAAGTTCAAATCCATCTAACTCCTCGGCCCTAACAAGGTCGAAACCTTCTCTCATCCTAGAAGTTACATTTTTTCTGTCTTCGCTACCTGCGATTTCAGCTCTGATCCACCTGTAGGTATAACCTTCAGGTGCAGGAGGAGTTTCCAACATTGATGGTGGACTCCATGGTTTGCGAGCAACTTTTTTGGCTCGTGTGTCGGCAGAACGCTCGGTTCTGTTTAAATCTTTATTTTCTTCTGTCATAGTTTTACCTTTTAACGTATTTAGCGTACTCACCTAAGGGTACGTTTAATCTTTTAGCCATTTCAACCTCAGACGGAGACAATTTAACTTGTCTTTTATTTGAGCCAGTATTACCAGCTACTCTACCTGCTGAAGCCACTTTTTGTTGAGGCTTAGATTTAACAGAAGAATCATTAAACTTCTGTGGGAATTCATTACGAATCCTCTTATCAACCTCACTATAGTACTCTGCCGAACCTTCGTCAAATCCTTCATCTACTAATTGATTGTTAATTGCCATAGCTCCCATAGTCATTACTTCATCCTGACCAAACCATTCATTGTTATCAACCCATTCTTTATCTCTACCAACTAACTCTGGCGCAACATTTTGTTGCACTTGATTTCGTACAGGTTGAGTAGGAACGTAATTTTGATAATTAGTTTGCTCTTCTGTTTGGTACTCTAATTGGTTTTGTGAAACAGACACTTTGTTTTCTTCTATTGCAATCTTAGATAAGACCTCTTGAGCTTTTGCAACTTTTTCATAGTCTGCAACTTCATGAGCATTCTTTAATGCCGCTAGTGCTTGTGCTTTTTGAGATTTAAGTCTGCTTTCTGCCTCTTGTAGATATGATTTATCTAAAGAAGTAGATCTAGTTTTTAAATGTTGGTTTTCTTCTGCAACTCTTTTTGCATACTCATATGCAGACTCTTGACCTCTTTCGGCTTCCCTTAGTTTGCGAGTAAGGTTGCCAATCCTTTTCTTAACCTTTTCAGAATAGTCTTCTAACTCTTCAGCAGATTTTTCTTCCGGCTCTCCAGAAACATCTTCAATAGCTTGTTCAGCCTCTTCATCAGTTTCTTCTGTTGTAGCAAGGTCTGCTATTTTACCGCTAGGTTTTTCTTCAGGTAGATCTACTTCAACGACCTCACCCTCATCTACTAGCTCTTCTTGTTTTGCTTCTTCATTCATTTTTTCTCCTTATACTGCAAGGATATCATCAGGATCTAATATGGTAGCTATCACTTCATCATCGTTAATGATTCTGCATTCAGATTCATCTCCAAGTCTAAAACGAGCGCCAGCATACCTGCCGATCAATACCCATTGTTTTTCCTGACACCAGGCTTCAGTAAACTTACTGGAGTCTTTATAGCAATCAGGACCCATTTTAACGACATAACCCACAACGGTTGCTAAAGATTCTCTATCAACCTGTGACTGTACTAGGTGTATTCCACCTTCTGTTACTGCTTTTCCTTTATAAGGAAGAATAAGCATCCTCCAACCGCTAGGCTGGGGCATTCTTTCTAATATTGATTTATCAAGGAGAGTTGGATCTAAAACCCTAGCTGTCTGTTCTACATAAGGAACAATTTCTTCAACTGGCGGGGTTTCTTTTATTTCTGGAGTTTCTGTTTTTGGAGTGTTTTCTTTTTCTATTGCTTCTGCAACATGTTTAGGTACTTGTATCTTCGACATCTTCTTGTATTTTTCCTAGCAGTTCTCTAAATGAATTTTCTGTGTCAACGAGAGAACTGTAACGTCCACACAAATACTGATATTGAGCAAAATCTTTAGTGCCAGCTAAGACTACATCTTTTACGCTTTCCTTTTGGGCCTCAATTTCTTTTAAAAACTTTTGGCTTATCCAAACTACAGACACTTAATAAATACCAGAAAACTTACCGCCGAATTCAGCAGCACCCATACCTCTAGCTTTACCTTTACCCATTCCAGGTTTAGGTGTTGTATTGGCATCAAAAGTTCCTGCATCTGTTTTAAGAGGTGCAGAACCTTTATTACTATAACTAGCTTTATTAACCGTTACAGTAGGAGTTTTCTGTTGTTTGATATCAGTTCGTTTTATCATGGTTTTAATTATTCAGTACAACTAAATTATTTGCAAGTTTTTATTTACCTTGTCCTCGGTACTTTTTTTTAGTTTTTCTTTTATTAGTACCTGCTCCTCTGCTTAGAGGACTGTTACCTATAGAAGTTTTTTTCTTTACACCTTGAAATTTATTTATGTCAAAAGTTTTAGGCACTACTGTTGTTTGTTAGCTTGTTCCATAAGCTTGAAAGCTTTTTGTTGTTCCAACCTAGCCCTAGCCGTATCGTCCCTTAGGTCTGCAATATCTTCTTGTGCATCAATTCTTTCTCTATCAACATTAATTCTTTGTTGAGATTCTTGAGCTTTTCTTTGTTCAGCAGCTAAGAACTGTTGTTGTTCTATAGAAAGTTCTTGTCCTTTCAAAGCAAGTTCTTGTTTTCTAATTGCAACTAATGGATCTTCATCCTGAGGTGATGCAACCTTTTGATTATATTCAGTTAATAATTCAGCGAGTATTGGTGATGAGAATTGTGCCAATATATCTCCTGCCTGCAAAGATAAGCTTTGTGCTTCTTCAGGTGAAGATTGTTGAGCTTGTTGTTGCAGTTGTTGGAACTGTTGCATAACCTCTGGTGGCATTTGTTGTTCACCCAATATGTCAGCTTTCATCTGTAGATGTTGCATGATATGAGAATGTATCAAAGCTTGTACTTGAGCGTTCATTTGTACCGGAGGTGTGTTTAACAAAGCCATATGGATTGCAATATGAGCATCATGATTTTGTTGTGGAAACGCTTGAGCTTGTTGTCCTAATAACAATTGATTGTTTTCAAACCCAGCTTCTATTGGAAGAGGATCTGTAGGAGGTGGAGGTGTTAATATTTGTTCTACGTTATCTACACCTATTGCAGCATACATTCTTTTGTAAGCTTCATAAGTACCGTTAGGCCCATGTACTTGTGGATTAGATTGTACTAATTGCATCATCTCTTGGGCCATAGCAATTCTTTGAGATTGACTAAATATATCAGGATTAGATATTGGGAATATATCTACTTTTTCATCAAAATCAGATAGCTTGATAGTTGTTTCATTATTAGCTACAGCGTATGGATATTCTTGCGGTAGGTATTCTTTAAATACCTTTGATAGTATTTTAAATTCTTTCTTTTGTGAATTATGTAAGCGTTTGTGAATAGCAGACAATACCTTTGTAGATCTTTCTAGTAACGCAAGCGTTGTACCTACAGGTGCATTTGGATTACCTTGTCCTGTATTTATTTCAGCAATAGATGCAAACTTTTGTCCTGAGTTAACTAATATGTTTAGTAACTGTAGTAGCGTTCCACTTGGCTCTTTAAAAGGTAACGGTTGTATTGAATCTCTTAGAGATCCACCAGGGGCATCTACGTCTCTAAACTCACCTGGCTGTATAGGAGTATCTTCATCTCTAATTCTAATGCCTCTGGTCTTAAAACCAGCAGGTAAGTTAGCTAGAGTTCCAGCATCAATTAATTGTCTCATAATTGAAGTTGATGCCTTTGATAAACCACCAATCATATGAGTTAATCCAAAGCCGTAGAATCCTAGACCTGGCAAAAACTTAAAATGAACAAAGTATTCTATTTTATTTTTTAACTCATCATCTTCTTTGTAGTTTCTTCTGACAGAAAGGATGTCGCTTGAGCCAGCATCTATAGTAACAATATAAGGTAGTTTGATTCCTGTTGGCTCACCTTCTTCGTCTATATCCTCAAAGCCTTCTAGCTCAAGATTACAATGTACTTCGTATAAAAGCGATACTTCGCCATCATCATATGAAGGCTCCATACCAGAAAGCTTGTCTATTTCCTCTTTAACACCGCTGTACTCATCAGTACTATCACTAGAACTTATATCTACTTTTTTATAGAATCCTAAAGATTGTAGTTTTCTTACTTCATTTTCGGCTATTTTAATTACATTCGTAATTCTTGGACATGATTCAAGATCAGTCGTGTAGTAAGGAACTATTAGATCTTCAGGTGCAATAAACTTAGATACGGCCCTACCCAAAGCCTCATCATAATAGACTTTCTTAAAAGCAGATCCTGCTAAAGGAAGATAGAAAAGCATTTGATCTAACTCTTCATCAAACTCTTCCATTACATGAGTAATTTGATAGTTCATAAACTCTTTTACTCTTTGTGCTTGTTCTTCTACTAGAGAATCATAAGCACCTATGACTTGAGTTTTAACTGGACCACCAGACGGTAACAGCTCCTTATAAGCTTGCGCTTGGAAGGTTGTTACGGCTTCACCTAATAGAGGGTGAATAACACCACTTGCGCCTACAAACGGTTCAGATCTTTCTGCGTCAAAGCGCATACCAAGATACTCTAAACCGTCTTTATATGTTTTTTCCCAATCTTCTCTGGAGGATTTGTCTTTTTCTATTCCTGCAATTAATTCATTAGCAATATTTCTTAACTCTTGTGGATCTAAAACTTCAGCTAAGTTGCTGTCAAAATCTGTTTCAATCTCTTCACCTATTGATTCTCCAAGAATAGCGCTACCATCTTCTTGCATTTCAAAGCCTTCAGTACCGGATTCCATAATAGCCTCTATTGCTACTTTCATGTTTTCTTGACCAAGCGGTACTCGGTTTTCTTCATTTAGTGCTGTTGGGTTTATATCTTTTTCTATTGCCATAATCCTAGTAGTATACTCTCCTTACTGGTGCTTTCTCTTTGTCTGAGTAATCATCATCAAGGGAAACTAAACCACCCTCCCTAAATCTCATCAGAGCTTGCGTCATAGTATCACATAGGTCATCATTTTTTCCAAAAGGAAAAGAAGCGCACTCTTCTATCATTTCTTCTGCAAATTTCTTTTCAGGTGCATATACCAAACCAGACTCAAAGATAGGTGCAACTGAATGCATTCTAGTAGATTTGTCATGTCCTCTTGTTGGAGAGTAGTTAACTACCGGTATGCCTAACCTCCTAAGTTCGTGTGTCAAAGGTGTTCCAGATGCTTTGGCTTCTATCAACACCATATCAGGTTCCCAGTATTGATATTCTTCGTATGCCACACGTTTTAGTTCTGGGAAATCCCAACGATCTTTCTGCGCATCCAATAAGATAACGCAATCAGGAGAGTCTGGTGTAGGTCTAAAAACACCCCACGTTGAGATAGCAGAGTAGTCTGCGTTTTCTTTCTTACTAAAGGCAGTATCATAGCTTTGTATAATGTAGCTTACTGGAGGTAAAGTTTCGCTTTCCCAAGCATTCCACCACTCTCTTTTAACAATAGATCCCTCTTCGGATGTTGGAGTCTGCATCCATTGTGCATTCCATTTCTGTACTGGTAAGGATGCCTTGACCTTTTCTAGTTCATCCATAGACCAGAACTCAGGCCATAAAGCGTTGTTGGTTTCAGGGAAAATAGCTGGAAACTCTACTATTTCCCATTGGTCAGCGGATGACTCTTTCTGGGAATCTAATAACTTTGCGGTTAGATCTATAGAACTCCAACGAGTCATTACCAGTATGATAGCTCCACCTGGTTGCAAACGCTGTCTAGGTCCAGAAGTGTACCATTCCCAACACGCCTCCATAGCAGTAGGGCTAAGAGCGTCTTGCTCTGAATGAGGATCATCAATAATCAATAGATCCGCACCACGACCCGTAATCGCTCCTCCTACACCTGCGGCAAAGTACTCACCACCTTTATCAGTCTCCCAACGTCCTGCTGACTTAGAGTCTGCTTGTAATTGTGCTTTTGGGAATATCTGTTTGTATTCCTCAGTATCCATCATGTTACGCACTTTACGACCGAACCTTACAGCTAGCTCTCCTGTGTGAGTTGTTTGCATAATCTTACGTTTAGGTTGCTTGCCCATAATCCAAGCAGGAAAGTAAGTAGAACAGAACTCAGACTTCGTATGTCTTGGCGGCATGTTGATGATAAGCCTATTGCATTTACCATTAGCAACATCCTCTAGCTTTTGTGCAAATATTTTATGATGACGGCCACAAATAAACTCTGGCCACATGTGATCAATAAAGTCTAAAAATGTTTCTTGGCAACCATTTTGTTTCTTTAACAGCTCTAGACGTTCTTTCAGAACTAAGGTTTCTTTAATCTCTTGATCAGAGAGGTGAGCTAGGTTCATAAGTTAGCTAACATGTTATCTATACTAACTGGACCACCATCTTTAAATGCATCTACGCCTTTATCTTGAACTAGCTTTCTTATTTCATCATCAATCTTAACGTAAGTGCCTTCAAACCTTTTGTCTATATTGTCGGTTTCAAACTTCTTAACATACTTCTTAGGATCTTTACCCAATTCTTTAATAATTTTAGCTATTTCATTTTCAGCTTCTTTGTAGGTTGTCTGTAATATGTCATAACCTACACCCCCTTCTTGTCCAAGTCTTTTGCCGGCTGAATCAAAATACATACCACTCTTTCCTTCTGTAACAGCTCTCAAGAAGTTAGACCTTATGGGGAACTTAGTGACATCACTTCTTGCACCTTTAGCATAAGGATCTATTGCGTATCCCTTAAGTAAGTCAGGATTAATCTTAGTAGCTTTTTTAAGTATAAATAACCCATTACCAATATTAAAAGTTTGGTCGCTGTTATCCATCATCTCATTAAAATATTTTAAAGCTCTTTCATTTGGTGTGCCTGGTCCATACTTTTGAATAATAGGTCTGACTCCACCTACAGGTGTTGTTTCTTTTGTGGTATAAAATATTTCATCTAAGCTTTTATCAAGTGATTCAGTAAACGGTCTGCCTGTAGCTTGTTCTAGATCTGCTTTACTTAGAGTATAGCCATCAAATTTAGTAAATACTCCTTCAGGAAATATATCTGATATTTGTTTATCTATCTCTGCCAGTTCGTCAGTAGTTCTTAAATAAGAAGGTGAGTTAGGTGTTAATCCAGATGCCTTCAATTCGTTTTGTATTCTAAATTTATCTTGAGCTAACTTATTAACTTTGGGTACGTTCTGGTTGTATGTATTTAGTTCTTTCTTTAAAGCAGCTACCTGTTTAGCATCTACGTAAGGTGTTATTGGAAAGTCTGCTTGAGCTTTCTTAACGACAGGAATTAAATCACTAAAGTATTCAGGCTTTATAAGACTTCCAATATCAAGACTTTCAAAGTCCACATCATCATCTGCTGCGTTTTTATATAACCTACCAACAGGTGTTTTGTCATTTAACATGTCTTTAAATAACTTATCTTTGAGTTTTGAAGGAGATAAATTAGGCGCTTCTCTTGTGGTTGCTAATATTGAATTATAAATAAATGATGTATTCATGCCTACTTCATCTAAATCTACTAAATCGTTAGCTATATTTTGGAATTCACTAGATCCACGAATTTGATCAAGTTGTTTATTTTTATTTTTTGTAGCTACCTCACCAAGTTCTTCTGCGTAATCAGATTGGATTCTTGCTACGTTTAATAAATTATCTCCACCTACAAAACTTCTTGCTGCGTCAGCTATAGGATCAGGGTTGGCTAAATTAGCATTAGCCCTTAAATCAAAATCAGCGATACTATCAAAAACAAAATTATCCCTATGCTCGTCAATACTGCTGTAATGATCAAATTGTTTCTTTCTATCTAAACCTCTGACGTGGTAAGTGTTTTCTTTTACCGCAGAAACACCAGTTGAACCTGAACCTGATACTTGATTAGCAAATTGATTATCATTTATACGTCTTCTACTTAAAGCTCCTTGCTGATTAGATTTAATATAGTTAGCTAGTCTTTGTCGGGTAATCTTGCCTTGAGGGTTCCTTATCTCAAGCTCACTCATCAACTTAGGATGTATTTCACCTGTCTCATCAATTACATTAAGCAATCGTAGTTCACCTTCCGGTACTCCACTTTTCTTAATTGCGTTGATAAACGCTTGTGCTTTACCTTGATTAGGTAGTTTCTTGCTTGTATTTACAAACTTAGCGGCTTTTGAAGTTAGTCCTTTGTTTGTTAAAACCTGACCAGCACCTTCTATTTGTTTGTTATCAAACATAGTACCTGGGTACATCTGTTCATCTAATGATAACGGTTTAAACTCTTCAACCTTAGGTACCGGTACATCCTTTGTAGCTTCTTCTATAACCTTAGTAGGTTCTAGGTTCTCTAATAACTTAGGTTCTGCTTTAGGAGCGGCCTTTAAGGCTCTAGCACCCCTAAAGAATCTAAAGATAGGAATCAAACTAGCTGCGGCTAGTGCAGAGATACCGTAATTACCTAAGGCTCCAAGAAAACTATCTTCTTCTAAACTTTCGGATCCTCTCTTTGCAAACTCTCCAACTTCGTAGACTGCAAGTGCATCTCCTACGCCAGGAGAAATACTGATTCCTAGTTGATCTATTATCGGCAGTTCTTCAAACTCACTATAAGCTTCACGAATGTTGCCTCCGGCAACTGCCGTCTTTAGTTTCTCAAGTACCTCTGCTCTAGTTGCCATCTATTTGTTTTTTTATCTTTTCTTCTTCAATAGATAATTTTTTAAATTTCTTTTCAGCTCTATTTATTAAATTACCACCCTGCGGTTCATTAGCATCTAACTGATCTTGGCCTCTGCGATAATCTGTCGCGGCTTGATTCTTTTGTTTTTTGATAGCACTTAGCCTTTCAGTTAGCTTTCTTAATTTGTTTGCAGATAAAGCAACCTTACCTACAGGTCCGGAACCAAGGGAGGCATAGTCTACGGGACTGAAAGGATCAAAGATAATGTCGGTAAAGTCTTTTACCGTAAGATCATCTTCGGAGGGGCTACCTAGTTTTTTTTTTCTAAATCAGCAAGTATGTCGTCAAGAGATTCAGATTGAGGAAAGAACATCTGTTCTTGTTGCATGAGGTTTCTGTTAGTAACAGGTTCAGCTCTTTCAATAATATCTTCAAGAGTAAGCATACCCACAGAAAATAACTCTATATCTCTATCTGATACAGTTCTGCCTGTTTCTCCTAGAAATTCTCTCATTCTTTGTGCTGCCATTTCAGGAGGAGACATACCTTCTCTAGCTCCTTGTTCTGCAATCAACATGTTTGAATTAACTTCTTCACCTGCTGCGAATCCTGGTCGCATCATAGGGAACCGTTCTCTAGGCATATCCTGAGGCATAGGTAAGGGTGCGCGAGGCAAAGGGGGTGACATCCTTTCCCTCCCGCGTTGATTGGGTAGCCTTGAGAAAATAGATCCAAGTCCGCCGCCAAAGAACCTATTAGACGGTCTTTGTTGAGGCATCCTTCTTTCAGGCATTATTTGTGGTAAACGTCTAGGTCTTCTTAAGTAGTTTCCTGGTGGGTTGACAGATGTGTCAGGAATAAAAGCTCTTTCATCAGGCATGTACCTATCTGGAGGTAAAGAACCGCCGTATCCTGGCATATCTCTAGGATCTGTAAATGTAGAATTGTCTACCATATTAAAATCATCTTGGATTCTGTTGTTACCTATACTTCTAGTAATTTCAGGTAGTCTGACAGGAGGTAATCCTGTTTCTAAGTCAAGAACCGTACCTGGTGCTTGATTTCTAATAAGGTCTTGCAAAGAACGAGGGCCAAATGAAGTTCCTCCACGCATTATAGGCCTTGGTGATTGTCTGCTCATGCCAAACATTCTATCGAATTTGTTTCCCATAGATGTAGGTCTAGGAGACATAGGAGGTTGTACTTGACTGCGTATTTTACTTTTTAAATCTTTAAAGAATCCCATAACAAAATAATATATTAATTAAATAGTAAAACCAAGTGCGCCGTCACCCATACCAAACATCTCTTCAGCCATCTCAAGTTCTTCGATAGTCATACCGATCTCATTAAGGAACTGTTCTATCTGTTCAGGGGTAGCACCTTCAGACTCCATTTGTTCTACAATTTTCATAATTTGCATGAGGGCCTGTTTAGCTTCGCTTTTTTCTTCTTCGCTAAGACTATTAATTTGTGATTGTAGTTGTTCAGGTAAAGCGGGGGCCGCCGGAGTCCCTTGCATCATTTGTTGACCTTGAGGCATCTGTTGGTCTGGCATCATTACTGGTGCAACTTCCATATTCATTACATCTTCTTCCATAACTTCATCCTTTATGTTTGTTCGGATTGTAACACCACATAAAGCCAAATGTAAAAAAAATGGTTTTTGTTTAAGAGAGATCTTGTCCTTGTGTGTGTCTCTACTGCCTTAGCCCATTTTGTCCCCCCCCCGCGTCTCCTAGCCCGATTCCCGATCCCGAATCGCCGAGCAAATAGAGTCCCATAAAAAAAGGGAGCTAATGCTCCCTTCTTTATTTGGTTAATCTTACGAGTCCAACGGCGGTACCAAACTCATGCCGAGGTTCTCAGGCGTTGCCTGTCCGAGCAAGTCGTTCATCTCTGCGTTGATGCCACCTTGTGCGATCACGTGAACTCCGTTGATGATCAGGCTTTGGCAACTGGTTTCAATCGCTTTACCTACTACTACGGTTCCGTCCTCGTTGTATAACATTATTTCTATTTTCATTTTGTGACCTCCTAAAAGTCGTTTTGTTAAATGAATAACTATTAAACCACGAGTGGATACATACTGTCAACACTTTATTTCATCTTTTTTTCACTCCACATCTTTGGTGTGTTAGACCTGCCCTGGCAAGCTGGCGACCAAGCTGCCGTCCCTGGCTGGCAAACTTGTCCTTGTGTAAGAGTACTCTGCTGGCTAGTAGGCCCAGATCCCGATTGATACTCAACCCCGATCCCGACCGACTATTAGGATTACCAGCAGGTACAAAACTATTATTACTTCAAACATCTGTACATCTCTTCCCAGTACTCATCTATGTATTCAAAGTCAGAGATAATGAGCTTGCAAGAGTCTCCACCCCAGTACCCTTGAATTTCCTCATGATACGTGTCTAAGTAAACATTAGGACCGCCTCCGGCTATCATAACCCGTACACCACGATAGTTACCGTCTCCATCAATCGTATACTTTATATCGTAGGCTTCATACTGCGCATCTCCATCATCATCCGGGTAGAACAGCATCTTACCGTTACAAACGGCCAGCGCATATCTCCTGCACATGTCGCGCAGCTCCTGTTCAGTACTGTCTAGATCTATACTCATTAGTTCTCTCCTATAAAGTTAATGAAACTTAATAATAACCATCTGGATACATCTTGTCAACTCTTTATTTGTATTTATTTCCAGGGGCGTTCCAGATCTTAGCAGGCCTGGCTGGCCCCAGAGTTGTGTTAACCTTGTGTATTCCTCCTGTCTTGGCGTTCCAGAAACCCCCATCCCAGATCCCCGACTGGGATCCCGACTGTAATACAAAAAAAAGCCAGCTCTAAAGCTGGCCCATTTCTCCTGAATAGATCTAATCTTTCACAAACAAGTCTCCGGGGATTTGCCTTAAAAGTGTGTCAAGTCTTTTAACAGATCTCTTGAGAAGATCATCTCTACCCGTATGTTGAGCTAACCCGATCATACCGATCTGGAATTCAATTGCCTCTTTAAGAGTCCTCTTGTCCTCGCTCATGAGTTTTCTCCTTTCATACATGTCGGACACTCTACATCAGCTTCCGATACTAACAGGTTGCTAAAGATAAAACCCTTCGGTTCAGTCATGACCTTTGGTTTGTTAATCTCCGTACCACACTCTGCGCACATATATATCATCTCGTCTCCTAATAATTAATGAGTTTTTAATTTATATGTTTGGTTACAAGTTGTCAACTACTTTCTTAATCTTTTTACCCTGCTCCCTGGACCAGCTCCCTGGGCAACCCAGAGATGTCCTGGTTGTGTAATTGTGAATCTTCCTTGTGTTATTTGCCCTACACTTTTATTTCTTTCCCGACTCCCGATTTCCCGACAAAAAAAAGCCCGAAATAAATCGGGCTAATTTATTAAAGTATGTAGTCAGGCTCTATAGTATTATCTCTCGCCGACCTGACTACACAAAACTAATTTAATTTCATATGGCAACCTCCTTCTCTAGGTGTGCAAACATTCCGTCTGCGTCCTCCACTCCTAGTTGAGCAATCAGAATAGACTCTTCTAATAAAGGTCTTAATGAGTAACCTTCCTCTAACGCTAGACGTAAGCCTTTTTCATAATGCCTATATCTATATCCACTAGCATCAGTCAGCTTCCAATACTCAGACGGGTTGTCTTTATTGTATTTAGCAATCTGCTCACGAACTATATGCTCTAAGGTGCTAACTCTGTTTTCAAGTTTTTTAAGTTCCTCATAATTTTTAGATATCTCTTTATAATCATCAGACTTTTTAAAGTCTTTGTTTTTAAAGATCATCTTTTCTTCCATTCTCTTGATGAACTTAGAAGCGATTGCTTCTCTTTCTGCTTTATTGGTTTTCATATCTACCCTCCTAATGGGTTTTGTTAATGAGCTTTCATTATAACTAAATGGTTACACTTTGTATACTCTTATTGTAATTAATTTACCAGAGAATTTGACCTGCCAGCGAGCCTCCTGCCGTTAGATCTCCAGCTCTGGTGTGTTATTATGTGTTATGCACCAAGCATTACAAACCTTCCCCCGACCCCGAAAAGAAAGCCCCGACCCGACCCGATTACTCCCATCTATTTTCCCCAGCTTGGAAGCCCAGAAGCCTCCTTGTGTTGTGTATTGTGTGTAGCTACGCACACTAACCGTCTGTTCTATTGGCTAATCCCGACCCCGACCCGATTTGCGTTGCTTTTTTATAGGAGATTGACCGAGAGAGAGGGCAGATGCGATTAACTCTCTAATTTCCCCTATGTGCGTAAATATAACTATAAAACTTTGTTACATTTAGTCACCTAAAGTTCTTGCATATAGTGGATACATTTGGTAATCTATAAAAGTTAGGTATGCAATAAAAGTGGTAAGCATTTAAATTGATACCAGTACTCTACCTTAGACCCCAAGGCTTCGGCAAGACGGCAGTAGGTAATAAAGAGAAATAAACAAAGCCTAACACTTTATTAACCCACAAACTTAGAGGAGAGTAATTATGGGAACAAGAAGCAATATCGCTTACAAAAAATCAGACGGGAAAATCGTTAGTATGTATTGTCATTATGACGGCTACCCACAATATAACGGAGTAATGCTTAACGAACATTACAACACCCATGCGAAAGCTAGAGGCCTAGTAGACAACGGATACCAATCCGCTCTTAAAGAAACCGTAGAGAAATCTAATGAAGGTAGAGTGCATGAAGAACCACCCAAGACCTACCGTTCTTTTCATTCTTTTCTAATGGATATCAACTTTGATATTGAATGGGTGTATCTATATACAGATGCTTGGTACTACGCAGAGACTTCATTAATCAGTCTACCCAACGGTAAATATAATGTTGAAGTTGAAGACTTCTCATTACTATCTGATCTGCACTACACAATAAACGTAGGAGAAAAATAATGAAGTATAAATTTGTAGAACATAATAAGTTCAAACACATTAGACAAAATATTTTTGATATACCAACAGGGGAACTAGAAACTCCCCTCACCAACGGAATTGAAGTATTAGAGTTTCTAATGACCGTAGCCAATAAAGAGCGTTACCAATTCAAAGCTAGAGGGAGGGGAAGCCGTAAGGTGTATGGTAACAGTTACGATATACCTATAGAACATGCTGAGAAGATAGCCCTCTATCATGAAACTAGAGATCGTGTGTCGTTTATGGAACACCAAGAACAACATAGGTCTAAATCAGCTAGACACGTTAATAGATTACTAAGAGAGATTAAAAATGCTATAGAAAATCACAACGTACATTACGACAACGATTTAGAAGTAGATTTAAAAACAGGAGAAAAATAATGCCAACACCATTAATAAGTAATCCTTGGAACAAAAATAAATATGAGGCTAAGTATCTTAACCATTACGAGTGCTATGAATGTGGTTATGAGTGGGAAGATGCTTATAACTGTTCAGTTGATGATGAGTGTCCTGATTGTGGAGCCAGTAGCGTGTCTCCACATACAACAGAAGATCATCCTGATTATGACCCACAAGAGGTTTATGTAGTACTTGAAATGCATGACGGCGTTATTTGTGATATTGATGTTTATAAAAACGACCCTGACCCATTTAATAAATTTGAATATGACCGAGAGGAAGATAATGGTAAGAGAGTTTTTACCGTTGATGTTAATGAACAAGAATTAGAGGGGAGTAATGGAAAGTAAATTAAAGATCGTCCAGGACGTTATATTCTTCACAACGATAGGCATATTCTTTACCGTACTATTGCTATCAATAGCTATCTTCTTCTTGCCCTACTATGTAGGGCGAGAGGTTTGGTACCGTTGGGAAGTTTGGTACATGAATAGATAGGAGACAGATTATGAATAAAAAATTTGAAACGACACTAGAAAGACACAACATACCTAAAGATATAGAGGTTGTTGATCAGCCGTATAGTGTATTTTGTATATGTTATGAAACATTCAAAGAATTCTTTGTAGAAGAAGGATATGAAACAAAAGAAAAATGGGAACTATACCTAAGAGATTTTTCAGGTTGCGACCAAGATTGGATTGAAGAGATAGCAACATATTATGATCTTAATTGGGCTTATTGCGACCCTGATGAAGACAGATGTAAGGGTAACGATTATTTTGTATTATATGAATAAAGGAGACAGATAATGGCTAAACAATATGATATAGCGTTATGGGATATACGATTCTATAAAATAGATGAAGAAGGTAACGAACTACAAAACCTTGACGGAACAGTAAAACTATTTGAATTAAAACAAGATGCTGATTGTTCGTTTATTGCAGAAGTTACTTCAGAAGATGATATAGAGGAAATAAACAATGAATCTTAAAGAACTAGACAAAACGTGGCGAGAGAACTGCCCTGATGAATCTAATGGATTGGTGAGCAGACGTAAGAAGGGCAACAGGTGGAACAAGATAGTTGAATCCGCTAAAGCTAGGAATAAACTAAAGGAGAAAAGCTAATGAATATAAAAATTACTCAAGATGAACTTTTTGAATTAACAGAAATGGTAAAGATTAGAATGGAATCAGATAGAGATTTAATACCTTTATTTGAAAAACTAGCTAAACATTTACCGAAACCGAAATCCCATACAAGTGCAGATTTAGATTATGAAATTCCTCTTTATGAACCGAAAATAATCAAGGAGAAAAGTTAATGAAATATATAACAGGTATGAAAGTAAAGCTAGAAGATGAACTATTTACAGTTTCAGAAAGTTGTTCTAGTTGTAATAAAGGTTGGGAAGTTATGCAGAAAGAAAACGATTTAGATGTGTTACAAATTTGTACTGAATGTGACGGGTTAGTAAATGGAAGTGATACATACTATTTTCAAGAAGATTTAGGATACAAAATATTGAAGGAGAAAAGCTAATGAACTATGTAATTAGATATACAAGCTATAAACGAACACACTTACTTAATGATGAATTTGTAGATATAAATGATGCAGAATAATTTATAGATAGTAATTGGATTGGTAAAGATAAAAAGTTTTATACGATTGAGGAGCAGAGCTAATGGAATACACGTCATTTATTACCGACAAAGAGAAGATGAGAGACTTCAAGATATTAACTAAACAGGAGTTTCTAAAGTCTTATTCTTATCTTACTGAAGCTGAATATGATCTAACTGTTAAGG